GCCGGCACAGTATTACTGCACCAGCGATTCGGTATCCACGTTGCGGTCGTACACCCCCGGGTGCGGGTCGAGGTTCAAACGGTAGCCCTGCGTCGTGCGGAACCGGGCCGGCACCGCTTCGCTTTCCACCAGTTCGATTAGCTTGTCGACATAGTGGATTGCCTTTTCCACGTCTTGGTCGCCGTTCTTTTTCATGTACCGGGTCGCGTACTTCGTGGCGTTGCCGATGTAGTACTCCCAACCCCAACCCAGGAGTACGACCATGTTCCAGTGTTGCATGGCGCCACCATCCTTGTAGTGGTTGCCGCCGATTTGAATTGCGTCTGCTTTGCTCATTTTGTGCGTGAATGGTAGTAGTTGTAGAAGTCGGTAGCCAGTACGCGCTGGCGCACGGCCACTGCTTGATCGGTACTGCTTGGTGCGTTGTTCAGTGCATCGACATAGCGGCCCAGTGTTGGCAACAGATTAAGGTTGCCGAGTTCTAGCTCATCGATGCAGTATTGGCAACCCTCGGCCGAGTCGGCCCAGCGCAGCAGCCGGGCTTCGTCTTCGGTGAGGGGTACCCGAATGCCCATCGCCATCTCGTACTCGGTCGAAATGCGATTGAGTTCTTTTCGCAACTCGGGGTTCTTCCACTTAACCGGGCTCGGCAAGTCGCCCGTGACGAACTCGCTTACGTCGTGGTAGATGGCAGCGCGCAGCAGGTTGCCGCTGGGTTGCTCCACCAAGTGGCACAGAATTGCGCAAATGCGTGCCGAGTGGTCGGCTACGGTTTGTTCCCGCGACACGCGCTTGGTGTGGTAGCGCTTGATGGCGAGGCCGTTTAGGATTTCACGAAGGGTGTTCATGGCTTTACCTTTTCCAGCGCGGCCTGCACGCGGCGGTTCAGCCACGCGGTACAGGCCAAGTGCCAATCGCTAGCGATGATTTCGTCGGCCCACCGGCCAGCGTCCTCGTGGCGCCTGTCTCTGTGAGCACGCAGTGAATTGAATATGCAGGCAGCATCATGGATTACTTGGGTGTAACCCTGGAACTGTAGGTCGTGCGGCTTGGCGATGGCCTTGTCGGCCGCTTCGAAAAACCACTTGAGTTCCTGCTCGAAGTAGCTCACGTTCTTTTCGAACATGTTGGTATCACCGATGCCATCGTACGGCGACTGGCCCTGCGGTGGCAGCTTGCCTTCCACGAACTTTTGCCAGTAGGGCGTGTCCTCGTACACGTGCATGCTGTCGCTTACCTGGGTGTATCGGCCGACGCCCACGCCTAGCCGCGCGGCCATGTACATCTGCAGCATGCTGAACTGCACCACGTTGGCCCCGTACGCGCCCAAGACGGCATCGTTGCTGCGGTTGTTGACGGTGATGTTCAGCTTACCGTCTCGAATCTTGCACATGACCAAATCGTTGCACGGCACATCGTTGGTGTTGCCGTCCAGGTCGCTTTTGCTGTTCCAAATCTGCATCACGACTTGGCGGCTGGTCGGCCTCGTTGAAAGGACTTCGATGGCCGATTCAACTTGGTCGAAGCCCATGGCCTTACGCAACCGGTAGCCGTACGCGCCGTGGAACACCCTTTGGTCGTCGCTGTACTTCGCGATGGAAGGCAGCACCCATTGCAGAAATGCCACGTCGCGCCGGCCGGCCAAAATCCACATCGATTCGAGGAAGTGAAAGAACGGGTTGGCATCACGCACCGGGTCGAACAGCACATTGCGGCTCGGGTTAAGGTACTCCGTGATGAATACGCCCGGCCATTCGATGGTGGCCCGCGCGTTGGCGAGACTGCTGGCGGTGTGCGGCTTGCCCTGCACTTGGAGCATTGGCAGCACGCTAGCCAGCACGTAGTTGATGTCTGTGACTGTAATGTGGCCGATCATGGAAGTTTCCTTTTGGTGTCGTAGATGATGACTTCGATCTTTTCGCGAACGACTGGCACGCCGGCAGCTATCAGGTTAACCCTGGCAGCGGCCATGCGAGTTTGCATCCGCGTAAGGTCTGTGTCGTGGCTGGTCAGGTAGAAATAGCTGGCCTTGCCGAGTACAGGGTCGCGCTCGATTTCGCTGGTGGACCAATGTAGTTCTTCAGCTACGGCTGCTGCGGCGACTGCATCGGCGAGGTTGCAGGTAATGTGGCATTCAAACAAGTCGACTCCTTTAAGGTGCTGGATCGATAACTGTACCCGTTTCGATGACATGAATGGCGGTCGCCAAGATTTCGATGCCACCTAAATCACTTAGCCGGCACTCGGCGGTAAGCGTGAATTTCGTGCCGGGCGGCATATAGGCGTCGCGTATGGCGTCTTCCAGTTTGAATCGGCGGGGTATGTACGGGTAGTCACCGCGGTCGGCCGCGTCCTTGGCTCGGGCCTCGCTGTCACGGCGCAGGTCGGCCCACTTTTCAGCAGTCATTGAGTGCACTAGTTTATTCATTTGCGATCCTTAGCAGCACGTCTGCATGGCAGGGTTTGGGGGCACACCAGCATACAAGGTTCTTTCCACGTAGCTCGCGCTTGGCCGCTGCCATTAGCCAGGGCTGGCTGCGTATCCATTCCTCGTACTTGGCGATGGCGTCCCACCGCACGTCGCGGTAGAACGGGTTGCCCCACTTGGTAGGCCGGCCGACGTACACGGCATCGTCTGGCTCGCCGGCCTTTCGCTTGTTGAGTACCTTGGGTTCAGTAGAAGGCATCGCGCACTTCACACCAAGCGTTGATGTAGGCGGCGAGGTCTGGCCCGCTGTTCGCGTAGGGCACATCGATGCGCAGCCCGCCGCGCTTGACGACTCGGCTGTAGGCGAGTTCCACCCGGTGGTAGTCGTCGTACACGTTCTTTTTGATCTTCGCCACACGCGCCTCGTCGGTGTTGTCGGCGCCAGCCCCGGCCCGGCGCTTGAGCACGTTGGCGTAGCACTGCTCAACGGTGGTGTCGATAAACGCGTTCACGTATCGCCGGCCGTACTTGGCGTGTATGAACTCACCCATTTGGCCCCAGCTATGGGCGAGTAAAAGGCCTTCAAACACGACGATGTTGTCTGGACTCTTATCGGCACAGAAGTCAACGAGCTTAACGGCGTCTTCGACAAACTTGATTCGATCACAGCCCCCAGTGCCCGGCTTGTCGTAGGGCCCGATGACGTAGAAGTTGTGCCCATCCCAATCGCCCTTGTTGATCCACGGTGTTTTGCCGTTGAACTTTACCGGTTTGCAGTTAGCAAGCTCAAACAGGTAACGCATGGCTGTGGTCTTGCCGCCGCCGCTGGTTGCGCGTATTTGCAGAATCACAGTATCTCCATGGCAAAAGTGTGGCCGGGCGAAATGTCAAGTATCTCGGTCGGCTCGACGTGCTCACGCATTGGGTCTGGTCGGTCCTCGCAATTGTAGAACCGAAACTGCCGACCATTCGGCACCATGTGCCTGCACTCGAACGTGATTGTCCACGGCTCGGGCGCCCCGGTATAGATAATGAACTTGATTTTCTTCATGGTGCGTTAACCCTTAGCCATTCGTTAAATGCGCGCCACCGGTCGGCATCCCGGGCGCGGCCTAGCTCGACGTGCCTGTCTACCATAAGCTGGGCCAGCGCCCTTAGCCGTGCGTGTTCGTCGCTCGGCGCCAGTAGCAGGGCGTCGGCCAGCACGGGCGCGACGGCCGCTAGGTCGGCCGGGGTGCTGGTCGCGTCCTTGGCGATAAGTATGGCCCGGCCTACTTCTTCACGGCTTGGCATGGTTTTGCTTTCGTTCGAGTTCTGCGCGTAGCCGCTTGATCTCGTCACGTGCCCCTTGCAGTTCGGTCGCAAGACAGTAAACGAATTTGTTGCCGATCAAGTCTTGCCATGGCTCGCCGTAGCGCAGGGCGTGGAGTCCACCACCGTTTATAACGACGGTGTATTTACCGTCCGCCACATCGATTCGCTCGACGCTCATAGGTCCAACTGGTTGAAGTAGTTGCTCATGGCGTCGTACTTGTTCTTGCCGCGCCCGCCGCCGAACTTGATGCGTATGTACTTGCTGGTTTCGCACAGCGTGTTTTGAATGTCGTGCGCTTCCAGCTTGCGGTCGGCAAAGATCGGCGCAACCCGCTTGTGCTGCTGAGCGAGTACGACCAGTTCGCGCAGCGCCGGCAAAAACTGGTTCTCGCGCAGGTCGCTGCCCCGACCATTCATGTCCTCGGCCGAGGCGAGGCCGAGCAGGTACTTCATACCGCGCGAACTGCCGGGGCCGGGCGGGGCCCAAGTCATGCGGTCGGCCCACCAGCCATCGTCAACGTCCCCGAGTACGTGGCGCAGGTCGGCTACCACCTGCCCGCTAATGAACGAGCCAACGCCGCGCAGCGTGCTTATCTTGGCAGCCGACTGCTGCAACGATTCCGGCACGATGAACTTGGTGGCCTGGGCGTCGCAGGCTTCGTGGCAGTCGCGAATGGCGTTAAGCACCTGATCGATTTTCGGCCCGCCGCTCGCACCGTTGATTATGTAGGCGTTGGTGAAGACGGTACCACCTTCGTTCTTAACCTTGTACATGGCCTTGTAGACCCGGTCGTAGTCAAACTTGGTGAACCGTTTGCCGCCGGTTATCGCCGATAATGTGTCGGGCTTGTTAATCATGCGCGCCAATAGACCCGCCACAAGGGCAGTGCTGGCGCGGCTGTAGCCATCGGGGCTGTACCAGTTTTCGAGCATCCATTTGGAAACCTTGTCGTCCATGCGCCGCACGTTGCACCAGCGGGTGTTTGCCATCACTGCATCGAGCGTGTACGGCGGCTTAAGGTTTTGGTCTTCCTTTTTCT